GTACCGTTGTTCTTAACAATACCCTGGAATGCATCAGTACCTGCGTAGAACTTAAGGTTGTTCTTAAGTGCGCGGTACTTACGGGGCATAGCAAGGAGAATTCCCTGCATAACCTCTGTAGTCCAAGCGTTGTCAGTTACGGTTGTGACGAACTCGTGTGCGTCACCGTTTGTCTTGACCCTGTTAACAAACCCGTCCATGATGGAAAGGAAGTTACCAGTTGCACCATCGCCGTTAATTGCGAGGTCTTCGATGTCATTTGCAAATGCATTTGTCATCAAACGAACTAGGTGGTCTTCTAGAGCAGCACCTTCGACGTTGTCTTCGAGTGCTTCAGCGCTGACCTCCCAGTCAAGGCGGATCTTCTTTGTAGTAAGTTCGACCTTGCTGAATGTAGCGCCGGTGTTGGTGTAGTCACCAATGCCCTGAGATGCAGCACGAATTACGCGCTCACCTACGTTGACCTTTTCTAGCTCCATGGTGTTCGCACGCATAGTTACGCGACGACCATCCTTGGCGAGAACAGTGCCATCCCACACGTAGTCAATAAAACGACGTGCTTGCTCGGGACGGAGAATACCGCTGGCCGCATCACCCGAAGGGTTTACTGCGTTTGGACCAGAAGTTACACCGAACTCGGCGTTAGGAATGTTACCAAGTGTGTCAGCACCGGGATCAGTTACTCCTCCAATGCCACCAGATGCGAACGCACCCTGACCTTGGAAGTTACCTGGAGTGGTGCCACCAAGCTCACCAGCCTCACCGGGCTGATTCTTCTTGATTTCTTCCGACATTTGTCACCTCCTAAGTGATTTTACTTAATTAAATAAGTCGGCTGTTTTGAGGAAACGACCGCCCCATAGGGATTTTTCAACCATTTCTGGTTGTTCCTGCACGATCTCGCCTAGATCGCCAGATTTACGGAAAGCAGTATCGTGCTCTACAGCATCGACACGCTTACCAAACTCATCAAACTGGCCCTTAGCATCAGCAATTTCTTTTTTAGTTGCTGAAAGCTCATCGGAAACACCAGTAATTGACTTGTTGAGTGCATTAACCTGCTCGTGTAGAGACTTAACGGTTTCTGCTAGATCGCTAAAGGCTGATGAGAGGGTATCCTTGATCTCAGCTACTGCTTCAACAACAGCTGCATCATCGGACTTGGCTACCTCTTCTACCTCGACAGCATCGGCCTTCTCGACATCAGACTCATCGTCATCTGCCTTTTCAACGTCAGCTTCAGCAGCGTCGGCCTTTTCAACCTCGGCTTCAGCATCATCAGCGGTCTCAACAGAATCTGCCTTTTCAGCATCTTCCACTTCAACAACCTCTTCTGTTTCAGCTTCTGCCTCTGGAGCGACCTCTACTTCTTCAACAACCTCGTCAGATTTCTCTGTAAGGTCTTCTGTTGCGTCAGTCATAGGACTTACCTCCTCTGTCATCTTAGAAAGATTCATGCCTTTAGCACTATCAACTAAGAACTTAATCATGTCGGTTTTCTCTGCATCAGTCTTTTCTACAAAACCAATGTTCTTCATCGATACCCCCGACAGTGGGTGATTCTCGGATTCTTTTTCAGACAGTATGACAAGGCCTGATTCTGAATCCCAGAATACATTTTCCAACTCTGCAACGCCATCGCCCTTGAGGACGTTAGCGCCGTCAACCTTTTCTACAGAAAGGATGTTGGCAAACTGATTTGCTGGGGAGTCAACAAGAGAAAGCTCTACCAAGTCGTATTCTTTAATAATACGAACCTGAGAATCCATCTTCTCGTCATATGCGTCATCCCACTTTAGCATCTTACCACCAATTGAAAAACCTGTGTATGTGCCGTCAAGAACCTTTTCCCAAGTGTCCTGGGCACCCTTAGAAATATACGCAGAAACATAAACACCGCTATAGAATTTCTTGGTGTCAGGATCAAAATACTTATCCTCTTTAAATGACACCATGCGGCCAACAGCAGAAGGCTGATGCATCTCACGAATGTTTCCGCGAAAATTAGAGAAGGCTCCTAGAGAAGCCTCAGTTGTGACAATATCATTTTGCTTATCTACGTTGTCCAAAGTTGCAAAACCAGAGACGGTCCTACGCTCTTGATCAACTTTTGAGAACGGCATTGAGAGGCGAACGTCGTCGCCTTCAGTATCCCAGTGGGCTTTAAAGATAGTCATACTAGCTCCATTATACAGTCTTTTTTACAAAATTGTTAAAAAATTGTAATAATTAATCTGAGGCTCTGCCTTCACCCTGGGCGTTGCGTCCCTCGGTTGTTGCTGGGCCATCTGACTGGTTGTTAGATCGTCTAGCATCTCTCTCCCTGTTGTCTGCAAGATTTGCTCTTGCATCCGTAAGTTGACGTGGGCTCATTTCGAATGGCTCGTCGCCGTCAGGGCGTTGTGGGAGACCGAGTGCTTGACGTGCCTCGTTGGGTGTCATTACCTGGGTCTTTACATAACGCTCTAGAATTTGAGACTGTGCAATCTCATCTGTTAGGGTTAGCTCGTTAAACTTGAATTCAAGAATGTCTGTTTTTTCACGAACAATCTTGTTGATCATTTTTTCAAGATTCTTTTGAGCTGGTCTAGCTACTTGCTCTTTGAATGTACGATCTTGTGCTAGAGCTGCTGCAATAGCCGAAGAATCACTACCCCCAATTTTTGAAAGAGGTACTTGGTGCGCTATGAGAATATCGTCACGATTCTGTTTGCGATATTCTTTAAACGAAGCCTCTTGTACTCCACTTTCAATTGGTTCCATTTTGAACTCTACCTTGTTGTTGTCTGAGTCTCCAGGCAATGGAATATATAGAGTTCTGTGCGACTGGCCACGCAGGCTAGTCTGGAGGAAACGGAACATTTTATCTTCTGCATCGGCAGACAGCTTTGCACCCTTAAGGGTAACAACATAACGAGGCACTGCCTTGTTCCCAAAGTAGTCAATGTTATATTGCGAAGCTAGCTGATCTCCGTGCAGGGATCCTACGGCAGACATAATGTCTGGAATACCATAAAAAGTATTTAGTGGTGAATATTCTTTGTAGTGCAAAATTTCATTAGGCCTGGTGTCATTTGTAATTGGGTTTGGATTTCTTGCTCCAAAGTTACGGAAATAAACTACCTTGTTGCCAATTATCTGTACGTACCCGTCACGCAATCTGCGCACACGCATTGTTGTTGATGGAATGTGTCCCACATATCCGATCTCTCCCTTTACCGTTCTTCCAATTTCAAGGTAGCCGTTTCCGGTGGCTTGAACATCTGTAAAAAATTTCATTAGGCTATGCGTAAAAGACTCTTCGTCATTGAGTGTCTCAAGCCAGTCCCTTAGCTCAATCTTTGTTCTTTCAATTCTATTACGAGCACGCTTTACTGCATCACGATCATCGTTTGTCTCAAGCCTAAGCATTGTTCGATCCGATACCTCGAAATCGTAACCTAGGCCAACGATGTTTTCTACCTTAGCGTCAATAGCTGCGTGGTTTGCAAAAGACGTGTCGTAGTAATTTGCAAGCTCATACAAATTCCAAGGAGGGGTAATAACATCAAACATTCCGTATCCGTTACGAAATACATCTCCAGGATTAATTTCTTTTGACCTGGCCCCGTCAAGACCGACCTCTACGGCACGAGCGTTGGTTAGGTACTGGTCGCTAGGTGGCATGTTTAGCGTTTTGGCAATCCTGCTAGACCTACGCTTAAAGTTTGTGTCTAGGTTTTGATAACCCTTTAGAGAGTCCCAGCTTTTGTTGAAGGGGTCCTGTTCCTTAAAAATATTTCTTTCTTGTTCGAGATCGTCGATGCGAGCCCCAATGGTCCACTCTTGAGACATTATCCTTCGTCCCCCCACTGCTGAAGAGTTTGCTTTGCTGCAATAACGGCGCCAAGATCGTTCATGTTTGGTATCAAGCCCTGCTTCATTCTGTCAACCTGCTCGCTGTGCGCTTCTTCGGAAATCTTACGCATGTTGGGGTAAAACTTTGCTGTGCCATCGGCCTGGCCCCAATATTTAGCTGCGTCTTGCAATTCTTGTATACGAGAAAGGTCGCCTTTCATCGCTTCAATGGACAGGGCGTTGCCCTCTCCGTCGGTAAAGGCTTTACCGTTTGGCTTGTGCCAGACATAAGTACCAAAGTTAGAGAAGTTTTCTTCTATAACCTGTACCTTTGTGTCACCTACTTGACCAGGAAAACGAGGTTTGGGCTTCTTCATAACCATAAGTATACCACATTATGCCGAATCCACAATCTGTCGTGACCATCTGACATCCTTTAGGGCAGAATATCTATAATTGCCTAGTCTCAAGGTACTTCCGAAGTCAAAGACTACCCTGTCTGTTCCGGTGTACTGTTTGTAAATCTTTGTTGTATCTAAGACTGTCTCTAGTGCCTCAGTAAGGAATAGTACATCTGACCACCTTGGCAAAATATCTTCTTCTGGATTCTCTGGATTTGGAATTGGTTGATTTGCCCAGTAGTCCCAGCCTAAAGGATTATTTGGCTCTGACCTTACTGCATACCACTTTCTGAAAGCAAAGGTTTCTGCCTCATCTTCTGGAGTAATCTGATAATAAGAAACGTTGTTAAACATAATTGGACCCGTTACCCTAACCGCTCCAACAAAGTTTTCAAAACTGATAGGTGTGCTGAAAGATATTCCTAACATTGACCAAGAGTTTAAGCTAAGTGCTGGCCTTTTAACAACCTTGCCGTCAAGGGAGTAGAGAACGCCCTCAGCAAGTCGTCCGGTAGATTGTGAAATGCCGTAAACCTGTGCCCTGTTTCCGGATGGCGAGTCTGAAACCATGTAGAACTTTATAACATCGTCCAAATGTTCGATTTCAAATATTTGTGACGGGGTGGTTGGAAAAGATTCTCCATCATACTTTACTGCAATTTGGAATGCGCTAACCTTAAAAAAGTTTTTCTTGTTTTTGTTAATCGGCATAGCAATTCCAACGCTTTGATCGGTGGATAGACTTGCTAAAGTTTTCATACCATTGTTTGAGCTAGCATAAAGATAAGGAGCGTTTCCCTTGTAGATGCTAAAGGCTTCTACCGACTTGTAGTCGTAGTACCCTCCGACCTTTCGATACGGGAACATCTCTGCTCCAAACTTATTTCCAATTCTTTTAGGAGAGAATCCAAAAGCTTGGGAAGCTAGGCTAAGAGATCTTACCTTGGCTGGGTTTTCTATGATTCCTTCGACTGCCATTTCAATATGTATATTTATAGACAAAGAATTAAAGTCTGCAGAAGTGGGAGGGTAAATAATGGTGTCATTTAAAACCTCATACCTGGTGTTTAGCCATTCGCTTCCTGGCCTCACGACACCAGACTGTGGCAAGCTTTGTGTGTTTGTAAAGCTACTTGATACCTTGTTTGACCCCTCGGCAAGGTATTGAAAAGATACGTAGGTTTTAATAATTGATCCAGTAGTGTCGTAGTTACCATTTGTAATATTGTAAAACTTGGGATAATCAATATTTAATTGAATAAAGTCTAGGTCAAAATACTTGTTTCCTTTTGCATTATCTACGTAAGTTCCAAAGTAGGTAAGCGGTAGGTAGTCTTCCCAGTAGGAGTCAACGCCTATATCTAGCTTATAGGTATCAAAGTCCATCTTTGGAAGTAATGTGTAGCTAGCGAGCTGAGTGTCTGCCCTTGTAACTGGGAAGTCGTATGGATCGCCCCCGTCGAATACGGAAGACCAGTAGTGGGGTGGTGGCTCTATTGCATCACCGTTTTGATCTACATCATTGTTAAGAAAGTATACGCCACCGTCGTGGCTAACTCCTTCTTCGTAGAGGTCAAAGACGTTTTCGAAGTCGGTGGGTATTCCCCTAGAGGCAAATTGGCTTTCAACCTTTTTCAAGTTCCTGGCCGTAGAAAATCCAAGCCTTTTAATCTTTCCATTAAAAGTGTTAGAGAATTCTTTTGTTCCGCCTACAAAAACTTTAATGTTTTGTTTTGCTCCAAAAAATGTAGAAAGTTTTTTGCCATAATGAGAGCCAGCTCTGAGTAGATGCATACCAACGAAAAAGGAAGAGCCAGTTATGTGACCAGTAGATGTATAGAAGTTATCTTCTACAATGTTGCCAGTAATGCCTTTGTAACTAAGCGTGTAGTGTACGTTAGCACCCTGAGCATAAATAGTTAGTTTTTCGTTGTTTAATTCATTAACTAGCTGAAAGATAACCTCTCTTTCTTCTGGCAAGCTGTCTAGCTCAAAGATTCCGTAAAAGGCTTTTGTGTCATCTATAAGCATGTTTAGACTAGGAAACAGTAGATAGCCCTCTGTAGCAGACCAGGAAGGCTCTGGCTTCATTGAAATAAAAGGCTCTTCAACTTCTGCATGTGCTGTTTGAGAAGAGGCGTACCACTCGTCAGCGGACTTGTTGCTAAACTTGAGTGTAGGCAGCGTGTACTCTGGCAAAGACAACTCTGCGGCATTTGGAACAATGTTGTCTATTACACCATTACGCCATCTGCCAATTTTTGGATAAGAATAGTTTTTAGAATAGTTTGCAACACTGTAGTCAATGCTTACTGGGGTAGATGGGTCTAATCCTTTAATGTTAGAGGGGAACTCTACTCCCTGCCCATATACGAATCGCCTCTTTGCAACAATTGCGGGGACTTCGTATGGATAAATTCCAACACAGTCAATCTGTACTGTTGGAACCGAGTCGTAAGCATAGAAGCCAAGCCAGTCTTGATCGTTATCTAAAGAATCGTTTTTGTCTGGATAAGAGACTGTTTCTGGATCTAGTTCTAAATCAATTACGATCTCTCCATTTACCAAAAGCTCTGCAGAGTTTGGAGTTAGCCTAATATCCAAAAGCATTGGCCTGCCCCACTCGCCAACATAATGGGATGCAAAATTATTTCCAACCCTAAGCTTTAAGAATGGTCCGTCTACATATAGACCGTCTTCTGAGGATATTGGACCAAAAAATCTTTGCGGTGTAAGAGAGTTTGAGTTTACTTTTGCCCAGAACTCTAAAGTCATCTTTTTATACTTGCCAGAATCATTCATAAAGCCAAAGCCAGGAAGAATAAGAGATGGCAGATTACCATTTGGAAAATCTACTGTGCTATTAAAGGCACCGTATACCAAGGGCAAACCAGAGTTCTTAGCATGTAAAACATTATTGCTAGAAAGATAGTAACCGTTACGACCTTCAAGCCCGTAGGCTAGTGCTGGAATTGCTTGAGAACTAATGTTAATATCACTTGGCAAATCTTGTGGGGAAACCCCCAAAGATTCTACGTGATACTCTTCTGCCCACTGACCAATATTAATTCCATGGATGGCAAGCTTGTATGGTGAGCTGTAGGAGGGGCTAGCTGGATAAGCCTCAATAACAAATCTTAAATCGGAGAAGCTTTCTGGCAAGGCAAATGTTTCTGAAACAAATGCCCAAGATCTGATATCTCTAAGCCTGTTGACTACGTTTTCTCTAATTACTATAACCGAGTCTAAGGTTTCTGGATCGGTGTATTCATATCCCAGCCTGACATTGATATCAGTATCGTATATAAAGAAGTAAGCGCCAATGGCAAATGATCCGAGGTCTTGATTAAAGTCTGACTCTTGGAGAGCTACTGGACTAGTAAAAGTAATTTCCCCACTTCCGCCGGTTTGCTCCGTGATTCCATTTACGACTATGTTGTCAAATGGTGGAGTAGAAGTTTGTTCAAATTCTACCCCCTCTGCAAAAACATCGACAATGCCATCTTCGCTAGCTACGCCAGTTGCTGTCCATGTTGAAAGATCTTGGTTGGATGGGTCAACTAGAGCAACATAGTCTACGGTGTCGTCTAGTGCCCACAGCGCAACTGGTTGTTCTGAGAACACCTTTGTGGCGTAAAGATTAAGGGATGTAGTCATATATGCTCCTACTTAATTTTAACACAATGGAGCTTTTAAATATCAGTGTCTATGCGGTATCTGATTACAACGATTCCGCTACCACCGTTTCCACCAGCAATACTTGGGCCATCATTTGCATTGTTAAAAGACCACGGACCAGAACCACCGTTTCCACCAGCTCCGGTATTTGCTGGACCTGCTGCACCATAAGATCTTCCACTCATGGTTCCACCCGTACCACCATAAGCAAATAGTTTATCTGATTGAGAAGAGCTATGCCAGTTGTAAACAACACCAGCCCCACCACTTCTACCCACCCCAGCACTACCGGCTCCGCCGCCACCTCCACCATTTTTTCCTACGCCAGCTGGAGACACGGTTGCTGCACCAGTTCCTTGTCCAGCATATCCATCATTTCCAAACCCAGTTCCGTAAGTGGAGTGATTGGTAACAGAATAGTTTGGCTGAAGACCAAACCCCCTATTGCCTGCTCGGCCACCGCCTCCACCAGAACCACCATCGTTTCCTCTAGGGTAGTCTGCCTCTGGATTATTACCGCCACCGTTGGCGGTTCCGTTAACCCCGTCTCCTCCTCCACCGCCGCCGCCGCCAAGAGCGATGATGTTAAACTGACCCTCTCCTATGTAAGAATATTGTCCATCGCTAGTTCCGGCACCTCCGGCTCCAACAAAAACATTGACAGAACTTCCCTGGATAACATAGTTTGCTTCGACCACACCTCCGGCACCGCCGCCGCCGCCACCAGACGGGTTGATCTCATAGTTTTCACCATTACCACCGCCACCACCACCGGCAATAATCAGGGTCTCAAGAGTGTTGTATTCTTGAGAGTTAGACTTTCTAGAAATAGTTAGCTTGTTTGTACCAACAGACGTGAAGACGTGAGTTCTATATGTTTTACCATCTATTTGAACATCAAAAGTCTCGTCGCCACCAGATGCTTCCATTACGATAATGCGACCAGTTGTGATACCGCGAAATCTAGTAAATAATGGTTTAGAAGGCATGTATTAATTATAGCATTATACAGGTACGCGAATAATGGCTAGGCCCGACCCTCCGCCATTACCGTTTGATCCACCGCCACCAGTATTTGCTAGGCCTGCAGCATTGCCTCCGCCACCACCTAGCCCACCAGCACTAATACTAACTGCGCCCTGGTAAGCGCTGCCAGAGCCCCCACCACCGTAATATACCGTTCCGGAAACGTTCTGTCCCGTTGTTGTGGCCAAGCCCCAGTCTGAATAGGCGGATGTTCCGATGCCACCGGCGCCACTAACGCTAGTGGTTGAGTTTAGCCCTGCGCCTCCAGCACCACCGCCACCGCCACCGCCTTCTACATAAGCTCCGCTTCCTCCGGCGTTACCGTAAAATGTGTTACCAAGAAGTGGAAAGCCCCCACCTTCGTAAATACTGCCGCCAGACCCAGAAGCTCCGCCCCTATCTACCGGTCCGGTATAAGTTGAACAGCCAGATCCGCTACCAAATGCAATGGCCCTATTTTGTCCTGGATTAAAGCCAGTGCCAATATAAGTATCGGAACCTCTGGTATAGCATGTCCCTGGGGCTCCTGCGCCAATAGAAACTGGGTATGTTCCAGCTTCTAGCACTACGAAGTCGCTGAATACCTGCCCGGCGCCTCCACCGCCACCTCCACCGGTACCACCTCCGCCGCCGCCTCCAACTAAAAGAACCTCAACCCTTCCGGATCTTTGAACAACCAGGGTTCCAGATGTTGTAAAGGTGTGGTATTGGTATCCACCAGAAGTTACAATTGTTCCGTCTGAGTCAATGGTGGCGTCAACATCTGCTGTGGTTACCCAGGCTGCGCCATTCCATATTTTTGCATTAGTTACCATTAAGGTGTCTCAATCCACAAATCTCCTACTTGCAAAGTATATGCAATAGATGGATCTGTTGCTCCCACATAAATTTTAGTTCCAGGATCACCATCTGTATTGATAATTGTTGGCTCGTTTACCCACGCAGATCCGTTATATACCAAAGATTCCCCAGTAGCAGGACTGCTAATAGTTGTATCAGTTAGGCTATCAACAGTTGATGCGGGGGTTTCATTAATCCAATTACCCGTAGCGCTGTCAAACACCAACGCTTGACCATCTGTAGCGGATGTAATGGTTA